GCTGATGGAGCTTCATATGAAGGTGTAGACATGAGTAAGGTGTATGCTGGAAGAGAGGGAATAGAGGGAAATCTTACAGATGAAGATAAATTCCTAATGGGAGGAAAGGCTCTTGCAACTTTTGCAGATACTATAGGGGATTTTTTAGCTGCAGATAACTTAGGAAGAGGTATAGCTATTAATCCAAACCAGGAAATGGCATTCACCTCTATGAATATACGTAGTTTCCAAATGTCTTGGAAATTAGTACCAGAATCAGAAAAAGATGCAAGAGCAGTACATGATATTATTTCTTTCTTTCGAAAATACATGTATCCTAAAAGAAAAGGAACATTTGCATTAGAATATCCACCCCAATTTCGTATACAATTTTATATCGGGGAAAAAGAAAGTTTATTCCTTCCTACGATATACGATAGTTATTGCACTGGATTGAGCGTAAATTATAACGGTCAGGAAGGTTCAATGATTTATTTAAAGGCTTTAGAAGACTATGTTGGTACTGAAGTACAGCTCCAAGTTGACTTCTCAGAAGCTAAAATGCTTACAAGAGATGAGCTCTATCCTGAAAAGAAATTATTTGAAATACAAAATGACGATAGACCTCCATTTGTATCATATCCCAAACCAGAGGGAGAAGGAGGTAATGGATAATGGCATTCTTTGAACTGTTTCCAAAAATAGAATACGACTTCAATAGAAAAGGAGTCAAACAAAATATGGTAGATCTCTTTCGATCTGTAAGACCATTACCAACATTCCTAGATGAGGTAGCTGGATATAGGTTTTATGAGGTCAAAAATGGTGAAAGACCAGACATCGTATCGCAAAGATTATATGGTACTCCAGACTATTACTGGACATTTTTTGTTGTAAATGATTTTCTACACGATGGTATGAGAGCATGGCCGATGTCTCAAGAAGATCTTTTTTCTTATCTCGAAAAGGAATATGAGGGTTATGTAATTACAACAAATCCAAGTATTACTCGAACAGGAGATGGTTTGGTATCTGAATTCCGTGATAGTTTATCAGGAAGATTCGAATTAGGAGAGCAAATTGTTGGTGCTACATCTGGTGCACGAGGTACATTTACAAAGAAAAACGTGGATATGAACCAATTGGTAATACAAAATGTAACAGGAGCTTTTATTGGAGATGCAACAACACCACAGAATACAACAGAACTCGTAGTTGGACAAACATCTGGGGATAGCGTATCCACATATCAGGTATATAAATTCGTAGATGCTCCGTATTATTTCTATAGAACAGACGATTCTGAGAAAAAACCAGTCACAAATGGAGTCTATATATCAGGTGGAGAACTCTCATATCAGTTGTCTTATGTCACATATCGAACACATGAATATGCACTGAACGAGGAAAGATCGAAGATTCGATACGTAGTTCCATCATATATTGAACAATTTGTTGATGCATACGAAGAACTCATAAATGTCTAGTAAAGGAACAGCAAGAAGGAATCCAGGAGAGAATACTTCTGTATCTCCAGACTCGTATCATATCGAATATGTCAAACTGACAACAACTGGAGATGATGCACGAACAGTTGATATCACAAGAACAGTCCAAAAGATCGATATAACAGAGGATATGACACAGCCATATGTCGAATCAGTCATCTTTATTGCAGATTCTGTAGGTCTATTTCACAACTTGAATCTCACTGGATCAGAGATCATTGAGCTCAAGATACGAAGAAATCCAACAAAAGGATCAGAACAGGACAAACAAAAACTCGAACTCAGGCTCAAGATTATCGAAATATATGGTCTTGCAAGAAGAAATGTCACTCGACAGGGATTCAATATACGATGTGCATCTGAACATCTCTATACAAACCAAACAAAAATACTTCAAAGACCATTCCGTAATACAATTGGAAGACTTGTAAAGGACATATTAGAGAAGGATCTACGTGTAGATCCAGAGCGTATATACAATATTAACACCTCTTCTAAATCGATTATACAAGGAATTTACCCAAGTCTAAGACCTTACTATGCTCTGAAATGGTTGCTACGCAACGCATATGAAGCCTCAACACCCTTTTATTTCTGGGAATCTGCAAGAAATGGTATCAATTTCAACAGTTGGAAAGTGCTATCAGACCAAGATCCATACCAAACATATGAGTTTCGTTCTTTCTATGAGAACCCAAAGGGCACACCGGAATACTATGATGAGGTTCAGCGCCGGATAATATCGATGTCAAGTCCATTGAATATGAGTCAATTTCACCAAATCGGCAATGGTGCATATGCTTCTACACTGTATACATTCGATATTGCTGAAAAGAAAAAGGAAAAATTCGTATATTCCTATAAACCTGGGGCACAACTCAACAAGAACGAACCATATAATACACAAGAAACTATATTAGATCAGACATATGATCAGCTACAAAACAGTAAAAACTACTATATTAGCCTGAATTCCAAGGCATTTGCAGAGAGTAGTAACTACCATGAACCAACAAAACCAACAATATTAAAGGGTGAAGCACACTATTATAGTACAAATTTCAATACATTGAACATACAAATCAATGGTGATTTTGATCTTTCTACAGGATATGTAGTAGAATTAGATGTATCTCAGGTTGGATCAGCAGAACAAAACAAAACATCACGTATGAAAGACAAATTCTTTAGTGGTAGATATATAGTACATAGAGTCAAACACACATTTGAAGAACAATATCGACAAGAAGTTACACTCAAAAGAGATAGTATATCATGAGACAAGATCAATTTATAGGTGGACAATTACAGTACTTTATAGCAGAAGTAGAGAGTATATCTGATCCAGAAAAGCTTGGAAGAGTACAATGTAGAGCAGTTGGATGGCATACAGACAATACAAATATACTTAAAACAGAAGATCTACCATGGGCTACAGTCATATTACCAACAACATCTGCATCATATAAGGGTGTAGGTAGTACACATGAACTGGAAGTCGGATCATATGTATTTGGTCTTTTTCGGGATGGAACGAGTGCACAAGATATGCTCGTATTAGGTAGTATTTCTACGAGAACCGAAGAAACACCAGATATCCCAAGTTTAGCTCGCCTCGCCCCGTCGTATCCAAATAACAAAGTACATCGGACCAATGCTGGACATACTGTAGAGTATGACAATACCGTGGGCTCAGAACGAATACAAATTACCCATAAAGACAATCATATCATACGTTTGACAGGTTCTGAAATAGAATTTGTACATAAATCCGGGACCATTATAGAGATATTAGAAGATGGAACAATCAAATTAGATAGTGTAAATGATACTATACAACTGTTTGGTAATACATCTATTACAGGTACATTAGATGTTTCCGGGGCCCAGACAAACAATAGTACATTAACAGTAGAGGGTAACCAAACAAATAATGGTACATTAAATGTATCTGGTAATATAACAAGTGGTGGTAGTATAACAGATAGTGATGGAGATGGCGGTGCTTAAAGGGGTTTACAAATCTTTTCTTTTATGTTATAATGCCATGGGGGTTTACAAATGGCCGAATATATGTTATAATATGTATACCCTTATAGTGTATATCCATACACCTTTATTAAAGATTCAGAGGGGGGCCCACTTTAAGTTTTTTGAGAAAATGTCCTCCCCCCTTCCCCCCAGGGCTAGTATTCCGGTACGAGATGTTCAAAGTACTCCTTTATCCGTATAAATAGTACTATGGCTAGCAGTTTAATACAATCAGACTTCAAGATCTCTTCTGGTCTTCAAGAGCAAGCAAAGGTTGTCTCAAAGAAGAAATCATGGCGTGACTTAGATCTTGGTCTCACTGTACATCCTATACGTAAAGACATTATACCTTTAAAGGATGATGCAGCTATAAAGAATGCAGTACGTAACCTTCTTGTAACCAATGCATATGAGAGGCCTTTTCAACCCTCACTTGGTGCTAACCTGAAGGGATTTTTATTTGAACCAGGTGATGCTATTACACGTATTAATATAAAGAACCGTGTATCCCAAACCTTGAAGAGACATGAGCCACGTATAGCAGTAACAAATGTTGATGTGATTGATAGATCTGAAGACAATGCTTATCAGATTAATGTTTCTTATACTATAAAAGAATATGATACACAAGAGAACGTACAGATAATACTACGAAGGTTAAAGTAATATGGCAACAAATTTAAATGTAACAGAACTTGATTTTGATGATATCAAACAAAATCTCAAGAACTATCTCAAGCAACAATCACAGTTTAATGACTATGATTTCGACGGCTCTGGCCTATCAGTCTTACTTGACGTCCTTGCCTACAATACTCATTACAATGCTCTCAATGCACACTATAGCTTAAATGAAGCATTCTTAGACTCTGCACAGATCAGAGGTAATGTAGTGACAAGAGCAAAGCTATTAGGATATGTTCCGCGCTCGGT